GTGGCTGGTCGTGATATTACCGAAGGTCGTGCCGAACGTGCGATTGCAGTTGATGTTGGTGTAGTTTCATCTACTGCCATCTGGCAGAACACTGATGTTGCCTATGACGTTGCAGTGGGTGGTCTTCCATTCATCTATGCAATCAATGATGCACGTCCGTATATCCGTCAGACTGCACCCTTTAAGAAAGACCAGTTTGATAATGGCGCAGAGCCAGGAGAGCAATCTCTAACTGGTTGGTGGATTAGAAGCCAGATGTCATTTCACTCAGGTGATGGCATTAACTTCTATGACCCAGCAACTACTGATGAGAATGGACACTACCGATTTGCTGATAGCAAGGGAGTAGATGTCTGGACTAAAGGAGAGGTAACTCTACTTAACTCCTGCACAGAGGGGCACATCACAACTGGTGCGGTTGAATCTAATGGTCGTGCTTTCCAACAACTGCGTTCCATTATGTGGAATACAACAAAGGGTGTATTGCTACACGATGGATATGACCTAGACAAGATTGCAGCAGATGGAACAGTAACTCACTTTGTAGATTACAACGCTGGTGTTGGTGTCTATCCAGTCTATGCAGCCTGTGATGACGGAACTAAAGCATACTGGGCTACTAACGTAACATCTGCTGGCACAAAATTTACTGTATACGGTAAGCCACTGACTGGTTCAAGTGCTAGTACTGCAGATGAATTTAAAGTATTTGATAACTCACAGGTAGTTTCTAATGCTACTATGGAGTATGTCAAGGACCGCTTAGTTATCTGCGCTGACAATAAAGTATATGAATCTGCAACAGCAGCATCATCTACACCTAATCTATTATTCACACATCCATCAACTACTCACGTATACACATCTATCACAGCATCTGGTCCTGCTATCTATATTGCTGGATACAACGGCATACAATCTTCTATTCAGAAGTTTACCCTTTCAACCGCTGGTGTAATGCCAACTCTTACATCTGCAGTAACAGCAGCAGAGATGCCAGTAGGCGAGATTATCCACAAGATTTACTACTACCTTGGTTATATGATGATTGGTACTAATAAAGGTATCCGTGCTGCAGTGGTATCTGACCAAGATGGTTCAATCAACTATGGTCCACTGATTGTAGAAACAACTCAACCTTGCTATGACTTTGCTGCTCGTGACCATTATGTATGGTGTGCCACCTCTGTGGCTGGTGAGCCAGGGCTTATCCGTATTGACCTAGGTAATGAACTAGAAACTCTACGCTTTGCTTACGCAAATGACGTTTATTACTCTGGCGTATCAGGACATAAGACTACATCCTGTGCATTCATTGGAAACAATGACCCATCTGTCCGAGATAGAATTGCATTCTGTACTGCATACTCTGATTCAACTAATGGCTATGTCTACATTGAAGATGCCAGCACATTGATTTCATCTGGCTACCTAACTACAGGTAATATCCGCTACGGAACATTAGAGCCTAAGAACTTTAAGCGTCTTCTTGGACGCGGTGACTTTACCTATGGTTCTATGGTTATGGAAACTGTAGATAAGAATGGCACAGAGTATGACCACATCACATACGATGCAGACATTACTCCAGTAGAAGTAACCACATCTACACCCGCAACTGCTCAAGAGTATGTTGCTTACAAGTTTGTCTTAAGTCGTGATGCAGATGACAATACAAAGGGTCCTGTATTTAAGGGCTATCAGGCAAAGGCAACTATTGCTACACCACGTCAGCGCGTAATGCGCTTTCCTGTCTACTGCTTTGATGTAGAGACAGATAGATACAACACAATGATTGGCTATGAGGGCAGAGCATCTACCCGTATTGCGCTACTAGAAGAGATTGAAGAAACTGGTGACGTTATTACATGGCAAGATTTATCTACCGCAGAGTCACGTCAAGCAATTATAGAAGAAGTAACATTCACCCGTATGACACCACCCGACAAGCGCTTTGATGGGTTTGGCGGGGTCATTGAGATAACTATTAGGACAGTATAATGACATTCGCTAACTGGGCATCACTGCTTGTTGCCATCATTGCTATCGTCACAGCATTTGCTGGCTCAGTAAGATGGCTAGTTAAACATTATCTATATGAACTTAAACCAAACTCTGGCTCAAGTTTAAAAGATTCTGTCATTAGGCTTGAAGAAAAAGTTGAGATTCTTTATCAGATGATGATACAAAAGAAATGAGGGATAATGATTATTGCCAAGACTGCGACTCCTGCTGCCAAGTCTGTGCTCCGACAGGCAACAGCGTTGAGACCGAAGAGGATGAAAGCATCCGATGGTCTGCTCCCATCTAAAGCACATATCAAACAGAACCCTGTATCAGACCACAATAGTGGATTCGCAGTAGACTTAACTCATGACCCTATTTGGGGTATCAATTGCCACGAAGTCTATGAACATCTTAAGTCTGATAGACGCGTTAAGTATTTAATCTTTAAAGGAAAAATCTGGTCATCTGAAAAAGGCGACAGAGAATATACAGGTGCTAATAAGCACAACAAACACATACATATTTCCATCAAGGATACTTGTGGAAACGACACATCACCATGGTTTCCATGGCTAGGTGAGCCGACTCTAATAAATAAAGTAAAGGCTAAGGTTCCTAAACCTTTACCTAAGAAGGAGAATAAATGAAGAACGTATTTAAGTTCAGCGCCAAGGAGATTGCAGCAATGAAGTCCTATCTTCGTGCAGTCTTTGCCTCTGCTATCACTATGGGTATTGCTCTACTCACAGATATGCGCCCAGAGTACGCAGTACTAATCGGCGCATTGGCTGCTCCATTGGCTAAATGGGCAGATAAGAATGAAAAGCAGTTTGGACTTGGCTCCGAATAATACCGATTTAAGGGGTCTAGTCGCCCCGTAGACAGCAGATAACCCCCGTCCTGGTCTTCCCCATACCAGAGCGGGGGTTTTTCTGTTTTCTAGGTGGTTCCTAGAAACCTTTTATCCCGTTAAGTATATCCTCAATCTTAATTAAGTAGCCCTTAGATGGGTTAGGTGGGATGTTGCAGGCTATAGCCCTGCCCCTGATAGTAACAATAGTCTTTAGAGTTTCAGTAGGTACCATCACTACTGCCCCTTCTAATACGAATGCCCAGTACTCAGCCTTTGTAGTTGATAGCCCTGATGGGTACCACTCTTCTTTGTTGTGCGACCAGCATACTGTTTCAATATAAACATTGCCAGTATCTTTCCATTTTAAATCTGTCTTTACTTCAATGGTTCTACCACCAGTAAGTAGTTCTTTGACTAGATTTTCTCCGTCATGACCAACTGATAAATCTATATCAAAGTCAGATAGTTTACTCATGCTATATCCCATGCGCTATAGATAGGTTCTGAAACAATACCTAATTTCTTACGCAACCGTTGCCTCTCTCTAGGTGTAGTACCTGCCCAGTATCCCATAACACTGTGCCGTAATGAATAGTCTAAACACTGATTGCGTACTTCGCAACCTGCGCAAATCTTTTGTAATAAATTCTTCTCTCTATATCCTGGCTCGTCATCCTCGTTAAACCATAACTCTGTGTCTGTTCCTGCACATGCTGGTGTTGATTCCCATCGAGGGTAGTCTGACATTTATCCTCCTGTTGAGTAAAAGCCTGAACCTTTAAATTGTATTGCTGGTGCCGACCATATACGCACCATTAAATTACCGCAAGTCTCACATGCTGGTGGTATTGGTTCATTAATCTCAATTACTTCTGTGCAACAATCACATTTAAAATCATATAGTGGCATTATAGATTCAACTCCTTTTTTACTTCTTCCCATGGAATAGGTGGTTCTACTTTCCATTCACCTCTGGCTATCTTAATTGCCATCTCACAAGAGCATACGGCTACTGCTACCTGACAACAATCTAATTGCTGATGTGCTAGTTCTATATCTTTTGCAATCATTTCTCTAGCATCTGTGTACCCATCAAGGTATGACTCTTGCTTTAATATCCGTAATGTCTTTTCCATTTACTCGCAGTCCTCTTCATTTGTATCATCTGGATATGGAAGGCTTACCATAGAGCCACAACTTGCACACTCACCATCAAGAAAATAAAAACATATCTCTTTGTTCTCGTCAAATGCTACGAGTGCAATGAATACCTCACAGCCACAGACACAGGTGTTACCTAACTTCTGCCCCCGTAAATCCATAGACTTGCTATAGTCCGTAGGGTGTAGTAAATCTCTTATGTCCTTGTCACTCTGAGTCATCTGGCTTATCAATCTCTACTCTATCTTCTTCTATAGAAGGACGATAGCCACCAAGATTTCTAATTAAAGAACTAATAGCACGCTGTACTTTCTTTCGTGCTCCTTCTGGGGTGGAACCAATCTCCTGTGCAATTACATCCCACTCGCAGTTCTCCATTGAAAACCTAACTTTTAAAATTTTTTGTTTAGCCTCTGCTAACTGATAGTATGCTGATGCTATGTCTGACCTGAGAACTAACCAGTTATTACCATCTGTTGTTTCACCTTTACCAAACTTAAAGTTAAGGTCTTTAATCTTAGATGGAATCTCATATGATTCAGAGATGATTGAAGGAAGGAATGCCTCTATAACTGTTGCGTCATAGTAGTAAAGGTCAAGGAACTCATAGCCAACCACCTTTGCTTTTTCTTTTTCACAGAAAGTAATCGCTGCATTTCTAAGCGACTTGGCTATAAGTTTATCTTTATCCTTTTGTTCAAGGTCTGACCACTCTTTGTATTTAGATGGATGGGTAACAAACCACATCCAAAGTATCTGAGATATATCCTGTGTCTCTACCATAGGGTATTTTTTATGGTACTCGGAAGCAATGTTAGTAACAACAGACTCATACTCAGTTATATAATCCATTTTATTCCTTGCTAGGAATGCCTTCCCACTGTCCGCGTTGTACTAATAGTCCGATTATTGCATAGTTAGCCAGGTCTACTAGGGTATCTTCTACTGTTTCGTAGTTGGGCGTGTCGCCCTTATCTACCAGATGATTTAGTCTGGCTAACTTGTCATGCATACGCACACGCAGCCCATTCATTGCCCCGCCTGGGGCATGGGCTATGTTTAGCGGACCATAGTCAGCGTGCTTCTTAAATAGAATTGTTAGTAATTCATCTGTTATTTGTTCTGCGTCTGTATTATTTTTCATTGAGGATTCCCTTAACTCCACTGTCGAACTCGTGCATTGCACTGGCTACTATAACTTCATCTAATATTTCTTTGGCATTACCTTGTGTTGTAGATAGAATTAATCCTGCAAGCATAGTCAGCATATCTGCTGCCACTTCTGGATTATCTAGAATCTTATCGTGCACATCTCTCATTGCATTTAACACATCTAATGCTGTGCCATCTGCAATAGGTAACCCTACAATTTTAGGATTGTTTTTGATGTACTCCCAGATATCACTGGATACATTTTCTGATTCGCTCATTTATAAACTCCGCTCCTTGTTCTAACACGATGCTATTTACATCGTGACCTTCTGGCATCTGAATAATGTTTACATTACCCAACTCTCTACTTACCTTCTTACCAAACTCTAAGCCTGGTGCATCACCATCTGCAAGGATAATTACTGTTTCAAAATCATCTAGTATCTTTGCATAGTATGGCTTCCAATTGTTAGCACCTGGAATGCCAACTGCTGGATGTCCTGTCTTAGCAACTACAGTCATACAATCTATCTCACCTTCGGTGACACAGATATAATCATTGGCTGTTAGTACTGCTTGTGCATTGTACATACTCGTCTTTGCACCTGGCATACCCATATACTTAGGGTCTTCTCCGTACATACTACGGAATCTAATATCTACTATTCCAGATGGTGTTACATATGGAATTGCAAGTCTACCTCTGTATTGTTCATGACCTGGAAGAGCGTCCTTGACTACTCCGAGATGAAACGGTTGCACTTCTGCGACCGATAAGCCGCGTGTCATTAGATACTCCGTTGCCATGTGTATGTTTTTTGTATACTCTTGTGTTGCCTGTAGGAGAAATTGCCTCTGCGAATTGGACAGCCTCACGATAGTTACCTCCTTCCTTATACATAATTAAATCGTACACATCTCCACCTACTCCACAACCATGACACTTAAATCGCTGGTCATCAAAGTTAATACCAGCAGACGCATGTCCATCATCATGGAACGGGCACTTTATCTTGCGCCAGCCGTGCCCAACTGATGGCAGGCTGGCTCCCAAATACTCTAGGTAAGCAGCAATACTGTGCTTATCCATAGCAACAATCCTTGAATCTCTTGTTGTAATAATAAAAGGAGTTGCATTTCAATCCACATTCATTATCTCCTTTATTAGTTTGAGCCATACTGATGCAGGCATAGTGCAGTACCATTCATCTACATTTGATTTGCCTTTGCGTTTGTGTAGAACGGTACCTGTCCATGCACTGTCATTCTTCATTTCAACTTCTAGTTCTTTTACCCAAGCGCTGAGGTCTAAACGCACATGGTCTTTGACTTCAATTGTTACACCGTTGACTCCGCTGATATCACCTTTGTCTAACTGTGCACCTGCAATTCTGCGGTCTGCATACTGATAGCCGTTTGCTTTGAGCCACTTGACTACATCTGCTTCTGCTTTACTGCCTTTACGCTTGGCTGGATTACTCACATCATACCTTCCTGAGCATATCTAATTGGAACATCATCTAAGTACATAGAATCTGGATTAAATGAAAGACTAACATAGTTACTACCTGTTTGGTCTGCACGCCCGTATCTATTTTTAACTGGCGCCACACATAGGTATGTGTCATCGCCTTGTTTCATCTGTCCAATTGTCAATACCATTGCTGGTATCTGATTGACTAATCCCTGAATCGCTGACCGTGGCTGGCACGGAAAGCCTTCAAAGCCTTCTTTAGTATGGTGTAATACTAATACTGCTGCATTAGTATCTCGTGCTAAATACTTTAGTTCTTTCATGGCTGCACGCATACCTTGAAATTCCTCATGTCCATCCATTGCTATATCCATTAAGTTGTCTACAACAATAAGGGTTGGACTTCTACCCCATACAGTTTCAAAGGCTGAGACTTCATCATCTAAGTCTTTGAGTGTAGGTGTAGATTCGAATGACCAGAATAAATGATTATTTAATTGTAGTAATTCGTGTGCTTTATCTGGGTCACGCTTGAGCAATTGTTCTGCTGCTGTCTGTGTCATGTGACCAGACATTGCAACTAAACGCATTGCCATTGTGTGTGCATTTGTATCTGCACTGAAGTAAAGCGTTGGGTGTTTTGTTCTGGCTGCAATTGCTAAAGCAACTGATGACTTACCTGCACCTGGGGTGCCTGCAATAACTGTTACCTCTGCTCTGCGTAATATAATTCCAGCCCGTTCAAAAGCCGCAAAAGCGGGTGGCAATGGTTCGCCACCCACTTCTGCTTTACTAATTGAGCGTCTTAAAGTTTTCACTTAACTTGCTCTGGCACGAAGGTATTCCACTCCATGTCTTTCATTTGAATGTATTGGTTCTTACACTTATCGAATGCACCCTTTGGTGCTGGGCAGAAGTATCCCTTGTATGGTTTTCCATCCTTGCCCATTCCTTGAATGGCTGTCATCTTTCCATGAGGACAATTGCGTCCGCCAACTGTTGGTTGTGCATACTCTTGTGCAGGAATTGTTGTTCCCGTTTCGATTACAGTTCCACCAAGAGATGCAGCAACTGATTGTGTTGTTACTGCTGGTGCTGATGCGCCACGAATAGCGCGTTCTAGTTCTGTTGTTGCAGATACAATTGCATCTAATGCATTTGCAACTGTGTGGTCTAGTTCTGTTCCGTCTTCTGCACGGACTGTTACTAAACTACCTGCTGCTGTCTTAACTGTGATACTGATTGGTGCTTCTGTGTGTGCCATGTTTCTCCTCATTCGAATGGAGTAGCAAGACCTTTCTGAAAATACGGCAACCCGTTGGCATAGATTGCCAACTGCATTGCAATATTATGAGGATGGTCTATTCGACCTGTCTTCAAATCTGCAATGAACCGTTCTCCCTTGTACTCAACAACTCTATCTGGAGTCCCTGCTATCTTATACTTGTCTAAGACAGAGAACTGTTCGATGAATAGTTTGCTGAGAACACTAGTTACTTGACCATATGCTTGGATGTCTGGCATATATTGTTCTGGTACTGGACCTAACTCTTGTCCTAAATCTAATCGTTCTGTAAATGCATGGATAGCAGTACCAATGTTGGCTGCTTTACTTGCACCTGCTACTTCCATTGCTTCTTCAATGTAACCATTGACTGCTAACTTATCGTCACCTGCTGCACTGATTGCTAATAATAAATCAGGGCGTGTTGTTAATCCCATTGCAGCCATTCGCATTTTCCATGCTACTAATGCAGAGGCATCATCAAGACTGTTGGCTATTGTTGTTGCACGTGTATATGCAACTGGTGTTTTACTTTTTGGTGGCACAACCATTGGTCTGCCGTATCTATCTCTATCAATACTTACTGCTGTCATAGCATTCCTGTCTCCTGTTAGTGAAGCAGGCTAAGAATAAGGAGACCACAAAATCCTAGCCTGCTTCAGTGTTAACAGTATAGCAGACCCCTCAATGTCTGCACTGTTAGTGCCCCGTGTTCGCAAGTAGCGGGGCAACCCACTTAGGTGACTGTATAAATAGAAATCCAGAAAGATTTATACAGTTGCGAGCCTCTCCGTCCCGAGAGAATTACTCCGCGATTATGTCACTTACCTCTACATCATCAACCCAGATTTCTCCATCAACTGACTGGAGTTCTACATTGATATCATCACGAATCATATCTTCTACTTCGTCCTTGCTAGCAGCCTCAATGCCTGAGACATTGACATAGATACGCACTGTTGCAGACCAGGTACGCTTGAGTTCATCTGCTCCAATATCACGGAGCATGTCGTTGATTTCTTCAACAGATGTAGTAATTTCCTGGTCTCCAGGTGAGTACTGACTGTTAAAGAATTCATATACTTTGTTGCGTACATCAATTAACTTTCGTATAGATTCTGCTTGTTGCGTTTGTGCATGTGCACGGTCTTGAATAAAGCGTAGTACTTCTGTTTCTGTATATGTTATTGAATCATTTGATTCTGGGTTAGTTACTGTGATTGTATTCACTGTTGTTCGTCTCCTTCTGAATATAGCCATGCTTCTAGGTGGTGTCCTTTCACTATGGCGTGGGCTGGCGCGGAACTCTGCCCACGCCACTCAATACCATGTGGTAGTTGAATTAGTTTATCATACTCTTCTTCATCGTATGCATAGATGGCATCTATGCATGGTTGTACCATGCTAAGTGGTACTGGTGGGTAATGATTACTAGTTAGATGGATAGCCATCTGTTGTTGGATATTAATTGTTGCTTCAGTTAAATCTCTTGCCATGTTGTATCCCATCATGCACTCAACAATTCTAACGCACGCAATTTGATTCCATCATTGCGTCCTGCGATAGTAGCAATGGATGCATCACGAACTGAGTGGTGGTCAGCGTACTCAACTACTGCCTGCCATAATCCGAACTCAGTATTGCGTATGTTTTCTTGTGTTGGTGATTCAGTAAAGATAGACATTGCTTTATGACGAGCATTGTTTGCTCGTGCTCTTGCATTCTTTTCACCCTTACTGAGTAGTTCAATAGGTGAGTTCTCGATGTGTGCAGGTAGTGCCCACACTCTCTTGAAGTAAGCAATAGCCTTTGCTCTATCTGCTTCACGCTGTAAGTAATGGTTAGCCATATCGCTATACATCTCAACGCTTGTGTATGTCAGGTCAAGTAAGTTTTGCATCTCACTAATTGACAACTGAGCATTGGATGTATGACGCAAGGTATATGTGTGTGCTTTATTCTTAGCCCTGAAGATACGATTGATTTGATTACTGCACCATAGACGCTCAATGATAGGGCGTATGCTTACAGAACCAGAACCATCGTGACTTGTTTGTGCTAGCAAGAATGCTGCATGTGGGTCACCCATAATTTCCATCTCTCTTGGCAATGCCATAAGCATCCAGACTTTTGCACCGTTGTCGTACTCACCTGCTGCTGTGTACCGTGCTTCGCCTGAATCAATGAGCGTGTCAAGGGAACCAAAGACTTCCTGATTCTGAAAGACTTTGTAGTTCTTACCTACTACACCAATGACTTGGTTGTTGTTGTTATCTTTGTTGACTCGCAGTACTGCTCGTTTGTTTTCAATTGGATAGTAATCCGTTACTGTTTCGTATGGATTTACTTCGTTGCTAACATACGATTGCATCTCTGTTAACTGTACTGTCCAGTCTAAGCCCGCTTGTTGGATAACTTCGCGGGCACTGGTTGCTTCTACTGCTGTGCCTGCTTTAATCCAGGCTGATTTGTTTTTAGTTGTTGTCATAATTAGATTCCAATCTCTGCTTTAACTTTGTCATGCAGTTCATTGCGCATGTTTTCGAATGCACCTGCAGGCCAGCCTGCTTGATACACACGGTCAAGTAATTTAGCCAGTGAGTAGGACGGATTAGATTGATATGCCACACCAAGATACTTATTTGCCTCAATGCTATCTCCGATTGAATAATAAAGAGATGAAATAATAGAAGCAATAGGTGCAGCATATTCAATAGGAGTTAGTTTGGCTACGAATGCAGCCCAACTACCTACGAATTGAATGTCTCTTTCTTTTGGCATGCCTAGTACTAGGTCACGCACTTGTACTTCATTGTTAATTGCAACAGTAACCTGTGCAATTTCTTGTGATGTAGGTTCAATGCCATCTACGAAGCGGTCAATCTGGTCGTAGATACTAAGGGCAATGGACTTGTTTTGGTCTGGGTCATTGACATCATACTCATTTTCAAAGAGTGCTATCTGTACTAGCACATCTGCTTTGTCTGTCATTGTCTGTCTCCTTATAGGTACTTGGCTACTGAGTTGTATGTAGAAGTAGATACTACTTCTTCATCTGTCATCTTGAGAATACGGATAGCATTCCCAATCTCTTCCTTCTTATCACGGTACTCATGAAGGTTGATTCTTTCATAGTTTCTTTCTGGTTCTACAGGAAGATTGAATTCTTCTACTTTAATATCGTAATCAATATTAAGTGTACTGTTCCATGAACGATAGTTAGTTCTAATGTTTTCTGCTTTGCTAAAATTAGCAATTGCATAATCTGTTATCTCTTTACGCCATTGTTCATAGGCTTCATTGAATTTCTTTTCGTTTACTTCTTGTGAAGTATAGTCAAGTTCCAACTTGTTTAGTGCTTGCTCTAGTGCAGCAATAATTTTTGCTGTTGGTATCTTGACATTGATTGCTTTGCTTCTTGCCATGCTATCTCCTTTGTATATAGTTGATGAGCAGTTTTACCTCATGCTCAGGAGGCATCTACCTAGGGGACCTACGGAACACAAGGTAGAAACTTAATACCATCCATGATTGCGCCAATGTGCCCAAGCAATTGATGGTTTCTTATAGCGATGCTCGATATACTCCAGCCCCCGCTCAATTTGACGCGGGGCTGGGGTTCCAGGTTTCGTATTAAGAACCTGTGCTATACCGTATGCACTAGACTCAGGGTTATCTGCATAGTGATTCCATGCTGATTCCTTACCCCACAATTTCAAGAGGGCTCGGTATTCCGATGTGTTCCATTGGAATCGGTCCTCTACTAATAACTTGGCGTACGCTTTGGATAATTTCTTTGTCCACTTGGCGTCTGGATTCTCGCACTTCACCTTGTCTGCCATTGCTAGCGCGTAGGCTGGACTGTTGGGTAGTAAGAGAGACCAGAAGGTTAGTGACCAACTCATAACAAGCGCGAATACTTTCTTCATTTAAAGACTCCTCTGTAGATGAGATAGAAAATACAAACGAAGAGAGTCCAGGTTTGTATTGGTGTGAGATACGGCTCGATGTTGCCATTAATCATCATCACCCCACATCCTATCTGGTCCATCGCCTGGGTCTGTATCATCTAGTTCTTCTTCTTCAATGTCTAACGCTACATCATCATCAACTCGTGGTTCACTCATGCTGTTGCTCCTAGTCTCTTGTATGAATAGATAACCGTATACATTTCTGTATCCCTGTCATAGGTACGGCTTGCCTTGCACTTGCCTTGCTCTGTATTTATACACTTGAATATTCCAGGGATATCTGTGCACTGCCAGTGATGTTCGTGACTCATACACTGGCACCTATCTTTGCCCATGCACATGAGGCACAATAGTTTCTTGGGGCAAGGTCTGTTACCTTGACCATGATTTCTGTCTCGCAACCGTGACAGTATCTTAATTCATACTTTATTTCAGCCATGTTTCCTCCCGCATTCGGTCGTAGTCTGAGTCTGAATCCATGTATCTATCCCAGCACTCTGGATGGGTGCCACTAATTATCTGCTCTCGCAGTTCTGTTGTCAAGGATTTGAAGGCATCTTGTGCCAAGCCTCCGCGTAGATAAGCATATAGTTCTTGTTCATCTACCCCTACAACACCGTTCTGTCCACACCACACACACTTTTTAGTTGCGTATATCACGGGCTATCCTTTCCATATTCAACTTGCGTCTCAGGTTTATATTGTCTCTATGTAGTTCAGCGTTCTGGCGCACTGCTAGTACTATGACTGTGATGCTAGTGCTCATAGCAATTATGACTGCTAGAATATCTAGTGTTCCTATATACATTCTGGTCTCCTAAAATAGATTCGAGTCGTAGTTCTCTGTCCTTGTACGGTGGGGCTTGTGAAAAAAAGTAAGGCAGGTGAGAGCCGAAGCCCCCACCTGCCTATCTTTTATTCTACGATAGCCTTGATAACTATCTGATTCCAAGGTGCTCTGCGTTGAGAGTTATCCACACCCTGGCGAGTATCGAAGCGTGTATTACCTTCAGCAATTACCTTGATTACTTTGGTAATACCTGATTCATCTGTAGGTAGTTGAAGCAACATCTGCTTTACTTCCTCATCGAAGGTTACGAACGGCGTAGTCCAGACGCATTTGCCATCTGAATTTCTGCGAGAGAGATTACCTTTGATGAAGTTCTGTCCATCACGAGTTGTTGAATTAACTACCTTGATGTTCTTAAGTGTACCTTTGACAACCACTAGGTTATCAACTTCATTGATGTTTACTGTATCCATTACTGTCTCCTTTATATAGTTTAGTTTACTTTCAGCAACC